TTCACCAGCGCTAGCAGAGTCTTCAACAAAAGTACATCTGCTTGTAGAAGAACTCAATAAGTATTTGTAATCTATTAAACAAAAAACGACAAACCGACCCTCGTTGTGAAGGTCGGTTTATTGTTTAGGATAGTGGAAGTTTAGATTGTATCACCAGAGCCAATCTGGATATCGAACGGATTGAGGTCGAACTCGTGAGTGATGTTCGTGTCATCCTGCTGCGACTCCAAGCAGTCCTCGGTGAAGATACAACCCTTGAGAGTTACGGTAGTCGTTGTCCAGTCATCCGATGCCATAGGGTTGGCAAACGAGACGATAAGGTCGAACTCACCAATCTCCAACAACGATCCATAGACCGAACGCAGGAGCTGCTGCGTAGCGTAGTCCATAGTGATGGATGCCGAGTATGTGATGTTTCCGAAGCCTCGAGAGACGGGCTTGCCGCCCATTCCGTAGTTGGATTCCACCTTGCGTTTCTTCGACCACTTGATGGCAGATACGCCTTCGAGTGTCGTAGAACCCTCGTCGATACCGAGTGCGGTAGACGATAGTGTGATCATAGACCACGAATATGCTACATTATTGATTACTGCCATATCTGTTAACTGTTAGCGGTTAGTGACAATCCCTCCTCGACATAGATCTTGACGGCCACGCCGACAGGGACAATTACATATGAAATCTTGAGCGTGTCGTTCACCAGCACATTCTGATTCGGGTCGATGGTTACTGCGAAGCCGGAAATCTCCTGCGCTGCCTGCATCTTCGCCAGAATGTCGCTGATAAGCGTCTTGAACGCTGTAATCTTCGATGGAGCGAGGAAACCTGTAGAAGGATTCACCAACAGAGGCGAGTTCACATACGGCAGCAATGCTGCTCGCACGGCACGACGGCTCTTGTTGATAGTACGGTTACGGGCAATCGTGCGATAATCACCGATAGAGCAGGTCTGGTCTTTCGAGATGTAGATACCATTCTCACGACCGGCATACTTAATCGGGAAGATGTACCCCTTATCGTCGAGTTCATCAAGCAACGAAGGCGATAACGATTCGTAGCGATTAAGGCTGAGGAAGTTCTCTTCCGCCTCATCAAGGTTGATATCACCGAAGCCCAACTCGATCTCCTGGAAGTCATCGGTAAAGAGGTTGAACTGCTTTACCCACGCAATAGACTCGTGTACATTTGCCTTTGCAATAGCACCCGTAACAGCACCAAGGAAGCCCACAGGCGTATGGTTCGGGTTAACCATCTGCATTGTCGAAATCTTCTCGTGGCGAGACTGTCCGAAGATACAACTGATGCGGCTCGACTCACAGATACACGAAGGGATCTTGTTCAAGTCAATCTGACGGCCATCAGTGGTGTCAGCACCCGTATTGGAAGGGTTAGCCGAGAGTACCAACGACAAAGGCTGGTTCTGCTCTGCAAGACCTACGGCCACATCATTAAGACCCTTGACAAGGTTAAGGCTATACTTATCGGCACCACCATTTGCCTTCCACAAAGGCTGCTCGGTCCAGATACCAATCTGGTTGATAAGACCACCTGCGGCACGCTGCATAATCTCCAACGCATCCCAGTTCGCCGAACAGTCAGCAAACATCACATAGAGCTTACCCGCACCGTTTACATTGCCCGACATACGGAAAAACTCTCGGATATGATAGGCAGGAATGCCATACATAAAGTTTACATTAGCCTCCTCGTCATCTGTAGCTACCACACGCTCAATGATTCCAAAGTCGTTTACTGCCGACTTAAACGAGGTGATATAGCATACATCGCCAAGTTTAAGTTTTGTCTCGTTGGTCTTACCATAGCCCTCGGTGAAGAGTGTCGGCTGAAGCGACACATCGAACAACAGTCCCGTTACCTTCTCGGTAGAGGAACCTGTGTCATACGGGATATTACCGTCGACATCTTTGATGAATACATTACCAAGTGCCATAGGTTATCTCTTTTTTAGTTCGTCGAAATAAGGGTTCTTGTAGAGTACCGCCTTGCCACGAATGGCCGCAGGCGTGTTAGGAGTATATGTTCCACCGTGAGTGTCGATGTAGAGCGACTCATAGGCAGGGAACTTTTTCAGGATTGCGAGAATGTGAGGATCTGCCTCTCTCTTCTCCTCATTGGTTGGTTGTTTATTCTCTGTTTGGGGAGTCTCCTCAGCGGGAGTTTCAGCAGCCACAGTCTGCACCTCTTCGGTGATCTGTGTTACCTGCTCATCCGTTTTAGGGGTCTCCTCTGTGTTAGTTTTCTTAGCCATACTCTTTGAAAAATTTGGGGAGCGGGGCCATACCTCGCTCCCCGGGTGAGACATAAAAAATCAGATGAAAGGTGTGTTATGCTGTTTTGGTGTAAGCCGTGTGTACGACAATCTCGGCAGGACGAACGATGTTCACATCCATCTTCATTCGCATCTGGAAGAAGAAGAGCTCCGAGTTAGCCTGCAAGCGGTCTACCTTCAATACCTCGGTGTCGTTTGCGTAGTCTACGCCCATCCAGAGGTTCGACTCCATACCTGTCGAGAACTCGCCGAGCACGATGGTGTGGTCAGGAATACCCACGATAGGCACGATCTTCTTACCCTTGAAGCGGTAGCGGTTCACCTCGGTGTTCTCCGAGTACTTAACCTGCTTGTCAGAGATATACTGGTCGTATGCATCCCACGCATCCCAGCCGATGACAAAGACGAGTGACTTCTTCTTACGAATCTGCTTAGGACACTTCTTCCACATAGCGTAGAGAGCAGCCTCGACAGCAGCACCATCGGTGAGCTCGGTATTACCCGACACGATACACTGACCACCTGCGATGGTTGCAGCATCCGTAGCGTTCACATTGTCGATGATACGCTTCATCACGCCATCGAAGTACTTCTCCTTATTTGCACCAATCTTGATGCAGCCTGCAGGAGCAGTGATACCGGCAGCGGCCTCGCCACCCTTAGCGGCAGTCCAGATTGCGTTGCCGATGTACTCGTTCTTCTTGTCCATCAACAGACGGAGCATTGTTGCCTGAATCTTAGGATCGAGCTCGCGGAAGACGAGGTTGCCCTCGGGCTGTGCGAACTTCCAATACTTCTCGTAGTCGCGTGGATTGAACTCCAGATAGACCATAAAGTCCGAAGGCTCCAAGTGACGCTCGGTGAACTGGTATTCGTTCTCTCCGTTTTCGCCCTTGGCACCGTGAGTGGAGGTAGGTGTAGGAACATTATCCTGAATAATGTCGCCCAACTTGATGGCAGGCAGCGTGTATTTGTGCTGGATGCCACTCTTGATGTGGATAAGACCCTCGCGGAAGGTGTCGTTACCCTGTGCGGTATAGGTCAAGAGGTCCTCCAAGACCTCGCCATTATAACCGTTCTGCAAAAAGTTTACTGTATCAGCCATTTGTTTCGATTGAGTTTACTTGTTTACTGTTGAATCTCAGCCGACTGGCGGATACTGTTTTCCGCGCGAGACACTCTCTGTCTCCGGCAAATCAATTAATGATTGGTGTTGTTTACTTCAGCTTCCCGAACTTGAAGTCTGCGCCGACAACCTCGTTAACCTTCTCGGCCATCATCTCCTCTGCGGTCTTGGCAGCGGTGGCGGCAGCCTGAACATTCTCGGGGTCCTTGGCAATCTCCTCGGAGATCTTCTCGCGTGCAGGGATAGATGCGAGCGTGCTCTCTGCAAGCGAGAGGTTCGCCTCTGCCATCTTGACCCACTCGGCCTTTGCCTCACGGTCAATCTTGCCTGCGTTGATTGCATCCTCGACAAGCTTCTCGATGCGGGCTGCCATCTCCTCTTTCTCCTTCTTTTCGTAGGTCGAGAGTTTCGATGTCGCCTCCGAGAGCTCCTTCTGCAAGTTCTGAATCGTTGCCTCCTTACCTGCAATAATGGTCTGGGCATCGCTGAGCGACTTTTCAGACTCCTTGTACTTGGACTCAATGGTCGCCAACTCCGAGATGCGGGCCATTACATCCTTGACATCACTGTCCTTCATACCGAGTGAGGCTGCTATCGCCCCAAACTCGAATCCTTGTGTTTTGTTTTCGTTAGCCATATCATTTACTGTTTGCTTAAGAGTAGGAATGTTGTTTTCAAAAAGTTTATTCTCGGCACTAACACGGCTCATCAACTCCTGAATTGCCGTGGTGTCGGTCATCGAGGAAACCTCGCTGTGTACCTTCTCGCAGAGTTGTTTTGAGGTATGGATGATGTTCTCGGCGGGTATAATACCAGCCTTCACAGCCGCCTGAGCATCGAAGTATGTTCCATCTCTACCTGCCTCGCCATCCATAATCGCTCGTACATGCTCGGCTTTAAGTCCGAAGCGTTTGCGGTAGATGGTCTCAATCTGCTTGGTGAATGCCTTAACCATCTCCTTGGTATCTACATCCATATCCTCATCCGAAGGCATCATCGGGTTATGGATCATCAAGATTGCATAGTCACGCATAAGTGAGCGTTTGCCTGCTGCCCAGATAATCGAAGCCATAGATGCAGCCACACCCTCGATGACACACTCGGTATCGACCTTTGAGTTGGCAATGGTCGAGTATGTAGACATACCGTAGAGCACGCTACCACCTTCAGAATTAATACGTACGCGTATGCACGAGGGACGAATGACATTCTCAAGGAAGTCAAACTCATCGTTGAAACGCGATGTGTTCTCCTCGGTAACGCTACCGAAGAAACGAATCGTGGCGGGAGCATCAGCCTTAACCTCGCCAACTACATATTGAAGTGTATTGATATCCATTGGACTCTCTTTTAGATAAGAGTAGAGAGTTTCGAAAGAAAAGGTTTATAGGTATAAAAAATTGTCAACTTATAGTGGCAATCTGACTATATCAGGATAGTTATACTTAAAAATGAAGAAAAATATTGCTTTATTTCTCCGCAATCGATATTTTTTATATATTTGCGGAGAAATAAACGATGGTTTTATGGGAAAC